TTGTCAAGTCTGCCCCAAGGTAGACTTGACAACGGGGTCTAGAGTCCCCTCCATCCGACGAGTCCATGCAAACCACTTGGACAGTTTTGAAAGGGATGTAGCATGAGCTAGGTCAGACAGGCTCAGTTAAACGTCTGAAGGCAATTAGCCGCCTAAAGAGCTGACGTGTGCCGAATCCAAACGGCACTATTCACAAACGAAAATACGGATAGCCAGCCATTTAGGTTCTACTAGGTTCGTTCTTCTTAGCCTAGCCGTCCTGATAGGTATCATCACCCTAGCAAGGTGCTGATAGGTGAAAATAGCTCTACAAGTGCATTGTGACCTTTAAGGTCTGCATGGATTAAAGGTCATTATGTGGATGTAAGATGCTAACATTTAATCTCGTTCAAGAACCGCAGGTTCGACCTGCTAAGATTTGCCTGATAGGCAGGTAAGTCTGATAGACCTACAACTATGAGGTGTACAAATGACTAAAACGAATAATACTTCAATTGTCATGTTTGAATGCTCGGACAATCTTTTCGGCCTTCTTGCAGATGCTTCAAGGCATTATGTGAGTGCTCGTAAGCTCAATATTCAGCTTCTTGCAAGGCTTCGTGCAAAGGGGGTTGCTTTCAAAGACATTCAGAAGTTTATGATGAATAGGGCCTCTGAGATTGGCCTCTGGAGAGCTGGTATCCGTGAGGAAGAGATTTCCATGAAAGCATGGTATGTATCCCTTCAGAAGTTCCTGAAGTTCGCTAACACGACTTACAGTGACTATGATACCTTGAAGGGCATTAAGCAGCTTAAGCATGTTGCAGCAGATCCGAAGAAAAAGACTATCTTGAGGAAAGGTAAGGAAGTTGTTCTTACAGCACCTGTCTTGGAAAACCTGTGTATTGAACAGGTGACTATGATTATTCAGTCGAATTACTCGGTCCTTGGTAAGATCGCTGAGGAAAAGGGATGTGTCACTGAGTTCAATGAATTGATGATCGCCCTTGGCCAGACCGACGAAATCATTGCAGCCCCGGAAGCGATTATCCCCATGCAGCCCGCTGAGATGGTAGCAGTAATCAATTAACTCTCTCAACAAGCACCTGTCAGGTGGATTGGATCTCCTGGAGACTGATAGGCGCTTGTTACCCTCGACTTACTGATTAATTTGAACCTCTCAAAATGGGTGCTGAGAGGTTCATATTAGGCTGTAAAATCAAAGTAGGAGGTTTTATGAGAATTGTTCGAGTAGGTGCTAACAGGTTTTTATATCTATGTCACACGTATTCGGAGAAAGTTTTGAGCTTATTTGTGAAAGATGTTCTCTATACAAAGACCCATTATGTTGGAATGTGCTTTGTGGTGGAGAGTACTTTAAAGAGTTAAAATCGAGAGGATATTATGAAAAAGAAGATAGTATTACCTGCAAAGAGGACGATAGTAATTGTCAAGAGAGATGATGTTATTGGAAGACGTTTAGTTCGTCAAGAGGTTGATATCAAGGCCTCTGGATATGATCAAGCTGTGAATGAACGTAGTAGTTTAAAGAGTGAGTTTTACAGAAAAGGACTCATAGTCCTATAGGTTCTAAATGTACTCCCATACCTCGATGGTTAGAGGGCTTGCCTTATAAGCGAGTTATATGAGTTCGATTCTCATTGGGAGTACCAACCTTTCAAGATTGGAGATTATGTTATGAGTATGCGGAGAATGGTCTTGTACTCAGCCCTAAAGAAACCTCCGAATGTTGGAGGATACTATAGGTTCGAGGGAACACCCTTAGATCCTTGGTTGAAGAACAAGCACCATATAGTACAAGTAACAGAATTAAAGGATGGTTGGGTTAACTTCCAGTATATTATGAATAGGGTAGTAGATGGTTGCTACACTATAAAAATGTTCTGGTGGATCTTTAGCCCAGTATCAGATAAAGAGATGTCCTATTTGAAGGAGAACGGTGTAATTGACTGATAATGAATTATCATTACAAGAGGTTGAAGTTCGTATTGAAGAGTTGAACAGGCTTGATGAGTTCACTGAGGAAGAGCGTCAAGAGTTTATTGATCTGGCTATTAGGCGGATGGAGATCCTTGATGATATCTTCTATGAAAAACATGGTAAGAGGCTAATCTTATGAGCTGCTTTCTGGTACGAGATAATCATATTATAGACCTTTCAGGCACTAGTATTGAGAGAGCTGGTGTAGTTATCTCAATTGAGAGTGTTAGAGGAGATTTTGTGCATACAATCGTTTCAACAAGCAAAGAGAAAGCAGATCTTCTCTGGTCAGAAATTAAAAACATTACAAGGAGGAACAATATCAAATGAAACGACATTGTGATTGTGTTCATGTTTCACAGGACAAGATGCATGGTAAGGGTATTCGTGTATTCAACCTTTGCAATAAAGGTGCTCGCTGCACCTGTTGCACTAAGGTGGTAGAAACTAAGAAGGCTGTAGTTGAGATAAAGAAGAAATAGTTCCAAACTCTAGTAAAGGAGATACAACCATGAGTGCTAAGATTGTTGGATTTGTACAGTTCGTACCTGAATTGATTAAAAGCACCTCAAAGCCTATAGTAAAGAGACAGTATGTCCAGAGGCCGTTGAAGGTTCGGTTAGCTTCGGTATTGGCTGCAGCTTATAGGGATAGATCTCTGAAAGCTAAGCCTTGAGATAGTCAATCATACGCTCTAGGGTGTCTATATTATCTTTAAGATGCCCTAGAGCTATGTTGCAATTGTGACAAAGGAGGCCTCTAACCTTTCCTGTAGTGTGGCAATGGTCAATCCTATACCCCACTTTCGAGTCTGGATAGATTAAACTATCTCCACAAACCTTGCAGCACCCTTTTTGTTCGTCAAGCATATTAGATAAATCTTCCATACTAATACCGTATCTACTTTTAATCTGTCCAGCTCTAGATTTTACAACATTAGTAGGGATAGCTCTCCACTCTTTTTCCCAAGCTTTTACCTTTTCAGGGTTAGATAAACGATACTTTTTACTCGCCTCAGCAACCTTCTCTTTATTCAATCTCCTATACTCTTTCTTTCTAGCAGCTACTTCTTCCTTATTGTATTCTCTGTATGATTTCTTACTCTCTAAAATTTTCTCCCTATTAACCTCTCTATAAACCTTTCTACGTGCAGCTATTTCTTCCTTATGAACCTCATTATAAGTTTTATAATAAGCAGCTGCTTTCTCTTTTTTAGTTTGGTCATCCATTTTTACTCTCCTTTTAATTGTTTATCTTAATGACTATATAGTAGTAGGGTTGCTAGAACCCTATCAGTATATCTACATATCTAGTATGATTAAGAAATCTGAGATCAATATTAAGTCTACTATATAGCCGATAGGCCAGGTGGCTAAATGTACTATCTATAAGAATCTATAGGTCTGTAAGCACCATCTAATCTTATAGGTGCTTACAGACATATAGCTCTATAGGTTCGTTTATTTATTTTATTCTTAGTTCTTACTATAGTAATAATAGCACCTACAAGTCTTCAAGCACATAATTGAACTCTTGTAGGTGCTATTATGCCTGTATGTTTAATGGGTATAATAGTGATTCGTTCATGATTTACTACAAGGAGATGAAATGAAACTCCATTTTGGATTAAAGCGGAGGTACGTAATGACTAGTAGAGGCGTAGCATTAGATATGTACGGAAGATATGTATTTAATAACCTATACTATGCAAGGCTGTATGGTTTTCAGTTTGGAACAATATTCTTAGGGATTATTATACGAAGGGATATACCATGAAAATAATCTACAGCATATTAGTGATAATCTTGTTAGTTCTATCAATCAAAGCATATTTAGCATTCTTGAGAATCTTATATTAAAAACAATACAACTATGAAAATCATGAACGAAATTATACCGATAGTTTTTTTTTTTTGCAACTCCTAAGAAGTGCAGCTATTGTGGTTGCACCTATACGGAGCCTCATTGTCCTATATGTGGTAAAGCGGAGGAAGACCTATAGCATCCTATAGCCCTATAGGTGATCGTTGATTTTAGAGGCATCCTCGTCCATTTTAAACTATAAAGGAGATATTGTGTGTATAAAGGTTGATTACAGGATAGAGTGCCTTAAGTGTAAGTATCCACCCTCTGAAGCTAGGTGGCCAGATACCGAACCCCCTTTACCTTGTGATGCAGAGGAGGGCGTAATCGATGAGTATGTTTCAGACCAGTTTGATAAATATGAGAGGTAGAGAATATGTGTGACCTTAAGACTGGAGATGCAGAAAGATCTGGTAGATGTAGTTGCACACATTAAACCGATTATCAACCTGAAGGGATAGCTATAGCACCCTACATAGACCCTACATCGGGTTCCAAACACCTAAAATGATGGAGAATCTTTATGAAGCACCTTATACCTATAGATATTCCTGAAGGTGATACTTGTAGACCTTGTTGTTTTATGCAAATATTATATCATGGCTGTGTAAGATGTGTAAACCCTCATATTGATATGATAATAAAAGGAAATCTATTTCACGAGAAGTCCAATACTTATTTCAAACCAAACAAATGTAAGGAGACGTACAAATGAGACCCATAAGAATTAACCCCTACGGCCCTTCAGACTCTGTAACCTCTCTTATTGCTGCTCTTCGTGAGAGAGGTGCTAACGTAAAAAGGTTGAAGTATGAGGGGAGCACCTATAGGGGTTCTAACAATCACCTCATCCTCAACTGGGGTTGCCACTCACGGAGATCTGTTGATACGCAGTTCCACATGATCAATGATCCCTTTGCAGTTCAGATTGCGAGTGACAAGATTAAGACCTTCCAGAAACTGAAAGAGTCTGGCATGGAAAATAATATTCCAAAGTTTACTACTGATCAAAGGGAGGCCCAAGAGTGGGCAGCTTCAGGCATTACAGTATATTGTCGGACTCTGATTCGGGCCTCTCAGGGTCGTGGTATCGTTGTAGCTAATACTGTTGATGAGGTGGTAGATGCACCTCTCTACACTGGAAAATGTCCTCGACGTAGAGAGGTTCGTATTCATGTGTTCAATAGTGAGATTATCTCCTTTGCCCAGAAAAAGAAGATGAGTGAAGAGCGTCTTGCTGAAGATGGAATCACTTATAGCAATGATGTGCGATCCCATGGAAACGGGTGGGTTTTTGCCCGTGAAGGAGTCTCTATTCCAGATGAGGAAAAACAAGTTGCTATAGCTGCTGTAGGTGCTTTAGGTCTTATGTTTGGTGCTGTTGATGCTGCATTAAGCGCTAACTCTGTGAAGATATTCGAGATTAACACAGCTCCTGGACTTGAAGGTGCTACGCTGGAGGCTTATGTGGAAGCTGTTATTAGGGCAGCTAATGAATAATGTGGGAGTTCAGTTTCTACAAGTACGGTGTAGGTACTACTGACATTTTTGAAGGGTGCTTCTGCCTAATAAATACAGAAAATCTTGAAGTTAAGTTTAGAGGTTGGGATCACAGACCGGGAGACGGACTCTGTGAGAATTATACTATCTACCCTAAGAACGACCTAGAGAGATTCTATACTATCTTGAAGGTGAGGAGGGTGCTATAGTGTGGGAGATAGCTATATACAAAAGTTGTGATACCACCTTAGATCTCTACATACAAAGCTTCTGTTTTATCGATAGAGATAGTAGAGAGGTGAGATTACTTAATCTGTCCAGTGGTAGGGTACAATCAGAGGGCTATGAACATTATAGATTTACAATCTTTAAAATTAGGAGAAAGATATGAACTGTAAGTACTGTGAGTACCTCATCTTCTCTGAGAGAATGATGGAGGGAGTGACTAAAGCGGCTGAGGACTCTGTACATGGGGTTGTTGGAACTTTGTACCTCATGAACGGTGAGGTGGCTAAGATGTTTAAACCTCTTGAAGTAATCACCGATAAGGGGAGATTGGCTAGGGTAATATAATGGACTCCCTACAGTACTTTATAGGGAACTCTTGGTTGGAGGAAGATCTAGAAGATTACTACGATGGATCTTGGGTTCCAGGCATGAACCACTTATCTAGAGCGGTGATTACCTCTTATCTAGATGACGATGAGGTGTCTTTTGTAGAGAGATCCGGAAGTTGGTATGTAGATTATGATGAGGCTATAAAACTAACATTAAAAAGGAGAATATAATGTGCTCTATTTCATAGGAAACTCTTGGAAAGATTCATCTACTCCTAATTCCCCTGAAGGGTGGAGATGGGTGGAGAATATGAATTATTTATCTAGAAGGGTGTGTGTATCTCATCTATTAGACGGTGATGACGATGATGATGATCCTGGTTTTAGCACAGTATCTTCATTAAGATTCTACAGATACTCAGATCACCACAACGATTGGGGAATCCGATTAGATAATGCTGTACCTCTGAGAGTGAAGAGAGTGCTATGAGTAATAGAATACCAGATTTTGGTGATATACTACTGATTGTTGGTGAATCTGGTAGAGAATACAACTTCCCACCATACCAATTCGATATTGTCAGGAACATAGTTCCGTGTAGTTGGAACGACGACGGTTGGAGAGATGGTATTGGAGATGAAGATTATAATCTTGAAGATGATGAAGTTATACAATGTTACGGAACTGATGGGTCAGATGCGCACGTTTATCCCGGAGAATACACTTACTTAACCAAAAAGGAAACTATTACTATGCCTACTCCCTGCCCTTGTTTGAATTGTCATGCTGAAATCACCGATCCTAACTTTCGCGTTGTCCTTTATAATGAGGACTATCCTGAGGTAGAGATTGGTCCGTATTGTGAGAGGTGCTATGCACTTCTGAAGGTGTGTTCTGGTTGTCAGCATGCAGTCCTTGCATCTGAGACTACTCACACTGGAAACGGAGATCACTATTGTCGTAGCTGCATGACTGACTTTGCAGTCTGTGAGGATTGTGGAACTCAGAAGCCCTCCAATGCTATCAAAGATGTTAATGGAAGGAAGATATGTTCTACCTGCCTTACCAAGAACTATAAGCTGTGTGGTTGTTGCAGCACTTATAAGAAGAAAGATGATATCATCTCAGCCAATTCTCTTGAGGGTATGCGCAGAGCTGGTATCTTCAGAAAGTATGGACAGTCTGTATGTAAAGAATGCTTCGAGGCTAAGAAGAATGCCTTCAAGCTCTATGAGATCGAACAGTGTGAGCATTGTGGTAAGAACTATAGCTACACAGCAGATCAGGGATCTCCGAAGAAGTACTGTCCTCGTTGTTGGGATTTTTTCGAGACTTGCGCGGTATGTAACACCAAGCACCCACATATTAGGCTCCGAGAATATCTGGATGACTCTGGAAGCATGGTTAGGAACACTATGTGTGATTCCTGTGCTACAAAGACTCTCTTCACCTGCGATTGCTGCCAGAAGGAGTGTGTCTCGAAGGTTAAGAAGTATGTGAAAGGAACTATGAGGGTGCATACAGTGTGCTCTCGGTGTGCTTCAGGTAAGGAGTGCTCCAGTTGTTCCACCCTCTCCTCTGGATCAGGAGATATGTGCGAGATCTGCAAGAAGGTTTACGTCACCAACTCCTGCAGCAGTTGCGGTAGGATTAAGGATGAGAGGCACAACTGTAGGGTGTGTGGTGGTATGGGTATCTATAACTATAGTCATAAACCTCGAGTCTTCTTCAACTATAACAAGGAGAAGGAGATCAAGCGTGGTAATATCTTCTTCGGGTTTGAGAATGAATGTACGTTCTCATCCGATAGTAGTAAGATGAATAAGAGATTGGCTGAGATGTACACTGTATACGACCCTACAGTAGTTGTAGCGAAGAGTGATGGATCTATTAGTGGTAGTGGATATGAGGTTGTCACTCAACCGATGTCTCTGATGTACTTTCATAAAATGGATCTTGGTCCTCTTCTTCCTGAAGGTATTAGGAAGAGTGATAGTTGTGGCCTTCATATCCATATAGGTCGCGACTCTTTCATCTCTGAGGTTCATCTGTATAAGGTTATTAATTTTCTGCACTCCAACCCTACCTTCACCACGTACATAGCTGGTCGTAGCTTCAATGGTTACTGTGCTAAGCTGAAGAGTAAACCCTCTAAGCACCTGAGGGATAGTAAGTCTGGTAATACTGAGCGTCGTGCCATGGTCAACCTGACCAACAGGACCACAGTAGAGTTCAGGTTGTTTGCTGGCTGTACTAAGGAGTTCGAGCTGCGTAGTAAGGTAGAGTTCCTTCATGCCTTGATCACCTTCCAGAAGGAAGTACCTATCCATCTCTCTAAGGATCTCGCAGCCTTCAAGAATTTTATTGAGAGCAATAGCAAGATCTATCCTAATGGGAGCTCATTCGTCCAGAAGTATAATGGACGATAAGCTGTTATAACTGTATGGAAGATATTAAACATCATACACACTTTGCTTTTAGAGACAGGAGTGGAGAAGAGGATGAGTATATATATGGTTCATCCTCTGCTGCTCAAGGTGTGTACCGGAAGTTGGTTACTATAAAGTGCTAAAGATAAAGAGGAGAATATAATATGTGTATTGCGATTTTCAAGCCAGCTGGTGAGCTCCTTAGTGAAGTTCTGTTGAAGAATTGCTTTAATAATAACCCGGATGGGGCTGGCTTTGCGTATATTAATACTGATCATCTGGGTGTCAAAAGGATTAAGATGTACAAGAACATGAGCTTCGAGCCGTTCTATAAGCAGTACCTTAGGGCTACTCGTATAGCTAATGACTCTCCATTCTTGATCCACTTCAGAATCAAGACTCATGGTGAGAAGGATATAGCGAACTGTCATCCCTTTATGATTGATAATGATACTGTGTTTATTCATAATGGAATCATCAGTGGCGTATCCCGACATGCTACTATGTCAGATACTCGAATGTTCAAGAGAGAGATCCTTCGGGAACTTCCTGAAGGGTGGATGTACAATAGTGCAATTGCTACTCTTATTGAAGACTTCATAGGTGCATCTAAGCTGGCAGTACTGAACATCGAGGGTGACTGCACTATATACAATAAGAAGAAGGGTCATTGGTTTGGTAAGTGTTGGATGAGTAATGATTCCTATAAGGAGAGGAAGATTTATACTCAAACGTACTATAGTGCTAAGACATACAACCTCCCAGTAACTAGGCCGAACACCGAAGCATGGAGTATCAATGCCTACACAAGGGATATGTGTGAGTACTGTAATGAGATTCATCAGATCAAAGATATGAACGCCTATCAGGATAGTGTTGCTGATGATATCATGATCATTTGTGATGAGTGTAAGAAGTCTCTTGAGAGAGCTGGAGCTATCCATAACAGGATGAAGACAACTATCTCAGCTTACCTCACCCAAGCTAATATCAAAGCTAATAGGGAGAAAGCAGCAGCGTCTCGTAAGGCAGCCGAAGATGCACTCAAAACTCAGGCTGATGACGAGGCCTGGAGAGACTACGGACATATGATGCAGTAGTTCTTAAGAACCTATAGTGGTGGAGATGATATGTACTTTGTTTTATTGTATGATATAGATGATCCTGAATTTTGGATACCGTTCTATGGAAGAAACATAGATCATTATAAACATACTACGACTATAAGAGATGGTGATAGATGCTACTATAGGTTCTTAAAAATTAAGAGGAAGCTATGAGAATCTATTGCTTCTTATATGATGTAGATAACCCTACCTTCTGGCATTGGTCAATGTGCAGATGCATGAGGGCATACCAGGTGAGTACAGACATTACAAACTGTACACGCTTAAGAGTGAGGAGGAAGTTGTGAGATTCTTCTATAGGTACAGAGCAGGTGCTGATCTAATGGATTTCTTGTACTGGAAGATTGGTATGATCTATAGGCAGAAGGATCCGAGAAGTGATATTGCATATTCCTTCTGTGATGGAAGACACTCTAGCCTGTACTTGAACCTAAAGGAATTGAAGATTAGGAGAAAATATTGAGTGGCCTATTCATCATCCTTTGGTGTGCATCAGAACCTTCAAGGTGGTGGAGTTACAATTCCAGAAGGGTGATGTTTGAGGATGAAGATATCTCAGATGATACTGAGATGTATATAATCCTAAAGGTTAAGAAAAGGCTATGAGTAACTTCTGTATACTATGGGCTAAGGATATAGCTGACGGATACTGGCCACCCTCTTTGAGTAGAAGGTTGAGGTGCTATTCGGCTAAGGGTGTAGGGCATATATTGCACTGAAGATTAAGAGGCATCTATGAAAAGGTTTTGTATCTTATCCAACCACTTAAATGATTGGTGGTATCCTGGAAATCATAGGAGGATTATTTGTGGAATAAATGGTAGTCCTAATATTATACTATTGAAGGTGAAAAGGAGAATGTGAGCAATCGCCCATGTCCTGAATGTAGGGGGTTTTATGTGTAACTGATCCCCATAATTATCACTTCAGTAACGTGATTACTATATAGACCTTAAAGGGTTTATATTTTAATTCAACTGGAGGGATGATTATGAAAGGTGTTCATTGGAATAAGGCAAGGAAAAGATGGAAAGCATCTATAAGATCTAGTCTTGGTTGTGTAAACCTAGGATCTTATAAGGATAAGGAAGAGGCTGAGTTTGCTAGAAGAGCTGGAGAGGAGTGTGTTGATCTATGCAAGACAGCTACAACTGGGATATGTTGTATATGCGGAGAGGTTATTATACAAGCTAAGAGGGGGCCTAAAAGAACTAAGTTTTGTTCTAAGAGGTGCCATGCGCTTTGGAAGAGATCAGATCCGGGTTATGCAGAATGGAAAAGAGAGTACGATGCTATCTATAGAGAGGAGAATGCAGATAGAATAATAAGAAATAGAGAAGTTTATAAGGATACCGAAGGTTATAACGAAACTCTCTTCAGACGAAGACTTAAGATCTTCAATATAACTGAGCAGTGGTTAGAGGGTATGATAATCTCTCAAGTTGGGAAATGTGCTATATGTGGTATAGATTTTATTGAGATGTTCTCTATAGATCATGACCATGATACTGGAAAAGCCCGAGGGTTGTTATGTAATTCTTGTAACTCTGGTATAGGGTTCTTAAAAGACTCTAAAGATACTTGCCTTAAAGCTGCTAAGTATTTAGAATCATATGAAGAATCGCCAATGTAAGGTGTGCAAGTCGCTCGGGCATGATTCAAACTCTGATCATCTATGGTTGATGAAGGACGGTGTAACACGAGCTTGCCTAAAACCTTATCATCCGCCATACTACGAAAGAGACGGAGAGGTGTGTGATGCTTCTAAAAAAGGAGGAGAGATGGAGTTAGATGAAATAAAGAGACTTCCTTATTACGGTAATCCCGATAGACTTATAAGTGCTGAGACACACAAGCACTTCAAGATCCGAACAGAGCTCTCAGAGGCTACAGGTATTCCAGTAGCTATCTATTACCCTGAGACACATCTCGGTAAGTTTATAGGATATAAGAAGAGATTACTTCCTAAGAAGTTCTCAAGTATTGGAGATCAGAAGGGAAAGATACCTGACCTATCAGGACTCCACTGCTGTCCTATGTCAGGCAGAAAGTTGCTTATCACTGGTGGTGAAGAGGATATGTGTGCTGCCTATGAGATGCTGAAGACTAGGTATCCTGAGGTAGAACCTGCAGTAGTGTCTCTACCAAGGGGTGAAGAGTCCTCATTGGCTACGGTGACTGAGAGTCTTGAGTTCTTCAAGGGCTTTGAAGAGATCATCATAGCTACTGATATGGATGCTGCTGGCAGGGCAGCTGTGGCTAAGTATGCACCTGTCATAGGTGAGAGGGCTAGGGTCTTGGTCATCTCAGAGAAAGATGCCAGTGATATGCTGGTAAAAGGAAAGCAGAAGGAGTTCATCAATGCTTACTTCAACGCTAGAGAATATCGCCCTAGTAATATTATATCTGTTGGTGATATCTTGGCCGATACTATTAAACCTGTACCGTGGGGCTTATCTTACCCCTTCGAGAGGCTTACGAAGCTTACGTATGGCCTTAAGGAGGAAGAGGGAGAGATAATTTCGATAGGGGCTGGACCGGGTAAATAATTGCCCCTTTGAGTAGAGATGCTCATCGAATAACTATGTGAATTCGGGGGAAGCCTAAGTCTATTAAGATATGGTAATCCCGAGCTAAGCTATTATCAGAGTGTTGCATACTATATAGATTATAGTTGAATGTAATATACAAATAATCTATGGAGGATGCGATGGAAGTTTGGAAACATGTTGAAGGTTTTGGTGGCCAGTATCAAGTGTCAGATTGTGGAAGAGTTATGTCAACCCACGGTAAAGTTCCTAGAATCTTAAAACCTGGAAGGCATAGACAGGGTTATCTTCTTGTTGTTCTTCAGTATGAGAGGTTTAGGAAGACTTACCAAGTTCACAGATTAGTTATGGAAACTTTTAATCCAGATCATAAAGATGGAGAAGAGGTTAATCATATAGACGGTATAAAGAGTAACAATTGTGTCTCTAATCTGGAGTGGGTATCTCCTTCCGAGAATGTATGCCATTCATTTGCATCTGGAAAAAGGCGCATTCGCCTGGGAGAGAAGATTCATAACTCTATCCTGTCAGATGAAGATGTTGATACTATTTGTTATATGATATCTAATAGGGTTAGTAGAGATGATATCCTTAGCTCTTTTGATAACTTATCATTCAGGCTATACTACTCTATAAGAAGTCGCCAAAACTGGAAGCATGTTAGTTGTAGATACTCTTGGTAGTAGAAAGTGTAACGACTATCCCGAGAGGGAGTAGGACTCAAGAGGGTCCGAAGCGCATAGCATCTGAAAAGATGATGATATAGTCTGGCCTCATGGGAAACCTTGAGAGAGGTACTGGAATCGAGCACCTCGTAACACAAGCGACAGGTAAAAGTACACTAGTAAGGCAGATACAACAACACTTAATGTTTGTACACAACAGGCAGATAGCTGTATTTGATATAGAGGAGAAGGCAAAGGGCTCGTTAAAGAAGATTATAGGTAGCATAATGAACAAGCCTATTCATAAACCTGATTGTGATTATGATGTAGAGGAGGCGAGGAGAATAGGTGCAACTCTAGAGGGGAAGGTTCATTTTTATGATGGTCTCACAGAGGATTGGGAAGAGGTCAAGGATAATATACGATACTTTGCAAGCAAAGGTATTAGGGTATTCTTTATTGACCCACTATCTGCATTGGTGGAACATTTATCTGCATCCGAAGCTAATCAGGCTTTGGGTCAAGTTATGAGAGATATGAGAAGGTTTAGAACAGAACAGGGGCTGACGTTCTTTAGTGTTAACCATTTGAACAATCCTCCAAGTGGTAAGGATCATGGCGCTGGTGGTGAAGTATATGGCTCACAGTTCTCGGGAAGTAGGGCACAATGGAAGTACTCTACTGCGCTATGGGGTCTCTCAAGGGACCAGTTAGCTGACACATTGGAAGAGAGGAACAAGTGTAAATTATCTATCATAAAGGATAGACTTGGTGGTAACACAGGACACATACCTCTCAGGTACAATAAAGAAACTGGAGTACTAGAGGAGGAGTTCTGCGACGATGAGTTTTAATTTCTATCTATGTAAGCATCTAGATTATGGAACAGCTACACCTGAACAATGGACTGGTATGTTCTATAGGGAAGAGGAGATAGATCTAGAGGACTATGAAGAAGATGATGAACTTCCAGAATTCTACGGGTTATCCTTTGCTCAATGGTTTGGCGTGATATCTGGAGGATTCATACCAGTAGATAGACTCATTCCTCTAAAGGTCAGGAGGAGGCTGTGAGATTCTGGGTTGTGTATAATTCATTTAGGGAAGACCCAGACTGGACCTCTAGAAATCGTAGATCATTTGCTAGAGAGGATACTAATGCTGATTATCTCAGAGCCATAGAGATGGAGGGCGCTCCTCATGAGATTCGTTGGAGAGTGAGTAGTCCTCCCTATGAGGTGATGAAGGAGCTACAAATAAGACGGAGGTATTGATGAATCATGTGTGGTTTACTATAGCTGTTAGAGATTCTGATGGTTATGGATGGGGAGATATGTCTGTGAGAAGTTTCTATATATGGAGACAATTTAAAAAGCCGAGAGACTATTATATCAACCTAAAGGTTAAGAGAAAGTTATAGTGGTCTTCGTGATTCTACGTGGGAACTGTTATTGGAGTGTTGGTTATAGTAGAAGATTAATTACTATGGGTTGTCCTGTTTGTTACCTAACATTTGAGGAGGGATACACAGTCCTAAAGGTGAGGAGAGTTGTCTAGATACGTTGTAGATATTGAGGGAGATGGATTTCTCTATGAGATAACTAAGATCCATTGTATTGTAGCTAAAGATCTCAAGACCAAAGAGGTCTTCAAGTTTAGACCACACCAAATAGAGGAGGGCCTTCAGCTTCTCAGTAGTGCTGACCAGTTGGTCGGTCACAACATCTGTGGATTTGATATACCTGCTATCAAGAAGTTATATCCAACATTCACACACAAGAAGCTTAAGGACACTCTCTGTATGTCCAAGCTATTTAACCCCGAACGATTCGGGGGCCATTCTCTTGAGTCATACGGAGAGCAGTTCAAAAGAAGTAAACCAGTGCATGAGGATTGGTCAGTGTTCTCTGAGGATATGTTACATAGGTGCTCAGAGGATGTTGAGATAAACGAGATGGTGTATGAGTACCTAGTAGAAAGGTATTGCCAGAGTTGGAACTGGATTACATCTCTTAACATAGAGCAAGACTTCGCAATGTATCGAGCAGCTCAAGAACTTGAAGGTGTAGATATAGATGTTGAGTTGGCTAAGGATCTATTGGTACGATTAGATGAAGAAATTGCTCAGCTAGATACACTCTTGTATGATAAGAGTCCTATGAGGATAAAGGGTGTAGGTAATATTGAGAAAGGGACCATGCCTTACAAGAAGGATGGTACATATAATGAAGCCACAAAGAAGTGGATAAACCAAGAGGAAACTATTGAGATACTTACTGATACTTGAGTATAATCAAACAACCCATGAACTATCTCCTGGGTGGAACGAGTGGATGTATAGTTTCTGTAGGGATTTTATTAAGTTCCCAGAAGATCAGAGTAGTGTACACTATAAGAGTTGGATCATAGCCCCTAATCATGGAGTCTTTTTAAAGGTTAAGAGGGTGCTATGAGAGTCTTCTGTATAGAGGGGTGGAAAAATTGTAGTCAGTTGTGCAGATACAATAGAAACATTGTAGTTCTATCAGAACACTACGGACCTCCACCAACAACCTTTATAGTGCTAAAGGTGAGGAGAACACTATGAAGTTTTACATAAGACATGGGTGGCATGGTTGTGGGACTACTCATAATAGAGCCATCCTTATTAATTGTAGTGTAGCTGCACAGTTCCCCGGACAGAATACTCTACTTAAAGTGAGGAGAACCTTATAGGACATGAATATTCGTGGACCATACTGTAAGATCAGGTTCCTATTAACTATATAGGTTATAGTTGTAATAAAACATTACATACTTAACCTTTAGGAGGGACCTATGAAGATTTGTAAAAAATGTGGATCAGAATATCCAGCAACATCAGAGTACTTTTATAAAGTCCGTACTAGTAAGAGTGGGAAAGATGTTCTGAGATGTATATGCAAATCTTGTGAATCTATGAGGGTGAAGGCTTATAGGGATGCTAACAAGGGTAAGGTTTTAGAAAAGCAAAAAGAGTATAGGGAGAGTAATAAGGATAAGTCTAAGGAGTATCATAAACTTTATTATCAATCTAATAAAGAGAAGCTGAGCGAAGCAAATGCAAGATATCAGAAGGATAACCCAGATAGGTCGAGATTTTACCAATTAAAGTATAAGTATAAAGTATCTGAAGATTCTCTAATGGATATGATGAATATTCAGAAAGGTGCTTGTGCTATTTGTGGATGTGATCTAGTTACTCCAGACTCTAAAAGAAGTTATTCTGTTGATCACAACCATCTAACTGGTAATATAAGAGGGTTGTTATGTAATAGCTGCAACGTACTAGTAGGTCATGCTAATGATGATGTTTCTATTTTATCATCTGCAATTTCATATTTAAAAGGAGAATTATAAATGAATATAAGAGGTCCGTATTGTAAGATAAAATACATGGACCTGAATTTGAATAGCCACGAACAAGTGAAATCCTACCTATTATCAGTAGGGTGGATCCCTACTCAGTGGAATATAAATAAGAAGACTAAAGAGATAACATCCCCGAAGCTCACTGAAGATTCGTTCAGCTCTATCAAAGGTGAGCTAGGTCAGTTAGTTGCTCGAAGGAATGTCCTTGTACATAGAAGGAGAACCATCGAGAACCTAAAGGATCCTGAGAATAAAGGTATACTCTCTAAGGTAAGAGATGATGGACGTGTAGCTGCTGAAGGGATGCCATGTAATACTCCAACAGGTAGGACAACCCACGCTGGTGCGATTTGCAACGTACCGAAAGCTGATCCTAAAGTTATCTATGGCAAGGAGATGAGATCACTCTTTAGGGTGTGGCCACCATACATAATGATAGGTGCTGATCTTGCTCAGATAGAGGCGAGAGTCACAGCACATTGGGCATCTCTGTTTGATGGTGGAGAATATTGGAGGGTGATAAGTTCTGTTCCAGATCTCCATCAATACAATGCCGACCTCATCCAAAGTACTAGAAACATTGCGAAATCTTTTCAATATGCAATCTATTTTGGAGCTAGAGCACCTAAGCTTGCTAGTATTCTTGGATGCACAATAGAAGAAGCTGAAGTATATATTGAAGCTTTTTGGTCTGGTAATCTCGGAGTGAAGATGCTTGTAGACTATCTAACTAAGTTTTATAAAAAGAACAAGTACATTGTAGGTCTTGATGGAAGGAAGATGCAGATTAGGCAGGAGTATAAGTTGCTAAACTCTGCCATCCAAGGGACTGCTGCTCTCATCTTTAAGATGTGGGGTATTAATGTTAATAAGATGCTTGAAGGTACTGGCTTATACTGTAGACAAATGATCTGCTATCATGATGAATATGCTTACAGGTGCCTGCCAGAACATGTGGAGGAAGCATCGAGAATCATTAAGCTTGGGGCCAATATGGTACAAGGTCAGTTGAACTTGATCACCCCTATAGATGCTGATGTGAAAGTAGGAATGACTTGGGCGGAGGTACATTGATGAACTTATTCTTGTTAGAGACTGAAGCAAATAGATATAGGTCTAGGAATATGTTCCTATATAGGTCTCGTTATAGTGATACTGCAACTACTCATTATATTAAATCTCCTGAGGGCAGGGAGTACTATACTATCTTAAAGATTCGGAGGAAGATCAGGTGATGAGATACTATATAATAAATAGAGCCTTAGTGATATGAGATTCTATTATATCTTATATGTTGGGGGACGAGGTTATGGCAACCTGCACTTCTGTCATCAACCATTAGATAATTACTTGTTCGACTTTGTGACAGGATCTTCTGAATATGTAGTGCTAAAGATAAGGAGAACAATATCTTAACTGATACTGAGCGTAAGCAATTGTGTGAAGACTTCTTCGGAATGGTTGAGGTCGTAGTAGATGAGTTCCTATCTAGAGAGCGCAACAGGAGGTGGCAAGGGCACCGAGAAGATCTGATGGGGATAGGTATGATAGCCTTGAGGAAGTCTTCATTGAAGTACGATCCTGCTAGGGGCTTTCAGTTTAATACTTATGCATCTAATAGTATCCGCTATGAGATGATAGCTCACATCAAGAAGCTGCAGCGCAGAGAAGAGATCGAGGTACCTATAGATAGTCTTGTAGATACTGATGACGAACCAAGAACAGAACATAACTATGAGGAGAATGATGATTACGATGGTATCATAGAGGGTCTAGCACCTAAAGATAAACTGGATAGAATTATATACTATGGTTTGATTATCCATAGTGATCCTAAGGCTGAGGTGGCCAAGGCTGCTAAGGTTACTATTAGGAAAGCTGGTTATATGAAGAAGCGTATCATCAAAGAAATTCAATTAAAGATGGGAGTTACAATATGAAGACTACTGGAATTGCAATGTGGGCCTATACCAAGCAAGCAGATACTAAGTTTGATCCTTGTTGGAGGGTTACTCTTCTGCTGTCAGATGATGAAGCTAAGAAGCTAAAGGCTGCAGGGCTGAAGGTGAAGCGGAACGATGATGATGTGTATGAGTACAAGTTCAAACGGAATGTAGATAAGAAGAAAGCAGGTGCTGTAGTAGGTGAGAACCCACCACCCCGAGTAGTAGATGCTGGTAAGAATACCTTCAATGGTATTATCGGGAATGGTAGTATTGTTAATGTACAGTTCGCTCCGTTTGCTTGGGAGTATAAAGGTAAGAAGGGTTTGAGTGCTGACCTTCAGGCCATTCAGATCGTAGACCTTGTAGCCTATGCAGGTGGTGGAGATCAGGACTCTGATGAGTTCGATGTTGTTGATGGAACTGATGAGTTCAATGATGAGACTGAAGGTACTGGCAGCAATGATGAAGACAACGAAGAGTTCTGATACTGTTACAATATCAAAAGACGAATACGACGGGCTCGTCGCTCATGAGAATTTCTTGTCTTGCCTACTTATTTGTGGTGTAGATAGTTGGGAGGGCTATGATGAAGCTGTGGCTATATTCCAAGATGATGATACAGAGGAGCTAGATGACTGAGCAGAAGATTAGAGAAGGCACATCAACGTTTGACTGGTGGGTTAAATACGATGACTCAGGGGAGGTGGTTAATATTCCTAAAGAAGATATAGGTGAATATGAATCTTCATATGTCAGGTCATGGAATCTAATAACTGACAGAGGCTGGAAGAAGGATGGTATATGGTGGGTATCTCCTGATGGTAGGTATAGATACAACAATGTATACGATGCACATCGATGCCAGATGCATTGGGAAGAGATAAGGAAACCATGATCTTTCAATTGGCACTTCTATTGTGGTGGGTGTTTGGTGTTGCTCTTACCCTAGATGTTTTAAAAGAGAATGAGCAGAAGTCGGGGCTGATTGATATTCCTGTAGTTCTTATAATAGGTCTTGCTGCCCCAGCTTTGCTGTTTATATCTATTGTGAATAAGAAATGAAAGATGCTATAGCTCACATAGATGGGGATATCTGCTGCTATGCAGTATCCTCAGCCTGTGATGGGAAGAAGTATCGCTACAAGGGTACAGTCTTTGATAGTAAGACACAACTCAACAAGATCCTAAAGGCTGATGGTGTAGATGACTCAGCCATAGAGATCTTCTATGAACCTGAGCCGTGGGATAAGGTAGTCAAGTCTACCATGTCCTATATCGAGGGGATCATAGAGAAGGTTGGTATAGACTACAAGGTGTATCTAACTGGTAAGAGTAACTTCAGATACCAAGTTGCAACCATTCAGCCCTATAAAGGTAACCGAGTATCTATTCAGAAGCCTGTACATTTGGATGGTATCCGTCAGTTCCTTGTAGATAACTATGACGCTGATGTATCAGTAGGTATGGAGGCTGATGATGCTATAGGGATTGCTCATACTCCCGGTGTAGATATCATAGCCACATTAGATAAAGATCTTAATTGTATTCCCGGTAGCCATTTTAACTGGGCCGAAGAGAGGTTGTATGAGGTGTCAGAACAAGAAGCTGATGCAGCTTTCTATAGACAAGTTATAACCGGTGACCCTACTGATAATATCCCAGGCATCTATGGTCTGGGTGCTAAGGCTAAGGTATTAGATAATATTAATAACTGTAAGACTGCACAGGAGATGTTTGATCTAGCAGCTAAAGAGTATCAGTGTAGGTTTGGTAGTTATTGGGAGCAGTTCATGAAAGAGAATTGTGATCTATTGTGGATCATGCAGAAGAGAGAGCCATACTACAAGGAGATATTGCTTGTCGAGAACCTATAGAAAAAAGAGAACCTACTGCAGTAAGGAAGATCTTGAGATCCGCAAGGCTAAGGGCACTCCTTACAAATCCACATTAGAGGTAAAGGTTGCTAGAGAGTGTCTCTGCAATTACCTCTATGAACCTAAAGAATCAAAGGTGAGCTATACAGTACCTCATATCTATAACCCAGACTTCGTACACCCACAGCACCCTAATATCCTGATCGAGGTTAAAGGTTACTTTCAGAAGGGTAGTGCTGATTGCCAGAAGTATCTCTCTATTATTAGAGACAACCCTGAGAAGGAGCTTGTGTTCCTCTTCAGTGATCCTAATAAGAAGGCTTATGCTGGATGTAAGATGCGTAAGGATGGTACTTATTTATCGCTGGCTGAATGGTGCTATAAGAATAAGATCATCTACTTTACACCTGATACATTCCCTGATGTACTGAGAGATGGTGTCTGGACTATTGAGGATTTAAGAAAATACAAACAGGAGATCTATGAAACGCTATAGTAACAACTCACTCCTCATTGTCGGAGACACCCACAGCCCCTATCACCATAAAGATACTTTAGATTTCGTAAGAGATGCAGCGGCTTACTACAAGCCTGATAGGGTTATCCATCTAGGCGACCTTCTTGACATCTACTCCGTCAGTTCCTTCCCCAAGAGTATTGAGCATAAGGATACTTGGTCTGATGAACTTAAAAAGGGTAGGAAGTTTGTGCAGGACCTAGCAAAGATCTTTCCATCCCTAGAGATCTTATCATCTAATCATGATGATAGAGCTTATAAAGCTTCTAGGGTTGCAGGAGTTCCTAGAGAGTTCATGATCCCTTACATGGAGGTGGTAGGGGCACCTGAAGGGTGGAGGTTAAAGAAGGAGTTAAGGTTGACAGTAGATTCTGATAGAAGTAATTGGTTGTTTGCTCATACACTGAATGGAGGTGCTATCTCGGCTGCTAAGATTCTTAACAGGTCTGTAGTCTTAGGTCACTCGCACACCAAGTTTGGTGCTACTGCATTTGATAATGGAGAGAAGCTGCTGTGGGGTCTCGATGCAGGGTGTCTTATCTCGGATAAGGGTAGTCCCTATAGGTACAATAAGACTCAGCTTGGTAGGCCTATCAGGGGTTGTGCTGCCATCGTTGAGGGTAGACCTATCATGATTCCTATGGGTAAATAATGAAGATTATTACTTTAAATATTAGTAGGTGTAGAGATTGTCACTATGTAACAAACAGCTCAATAGAGCACGATTGTGCGTTTACTTCAGAGCCTTACCCAACCATTTGGTGGTGCACACACCCGGGGAATAAGGGGTTTGATAAAAACTTTAGGATTCGTGATGAGTATAAAATAGATGATAGGTGTAAGCTTTAATGAATCCTAAATTCTGGCTCATCATTGATATGAGCACTGGTGATACTTTTGTACAGGAGTTCCCCAACAAAGAGGAACTGAATGACTTCCTACTCACGTTTCCAGAGACTGAAAAGATTAGGTCACTCGAGGTTGTATCAGGCTTCAGCATCACGAAGAGGTATAGAGGTGGCGAGTAGGGCGTACAACGGCACCTTATGTCATACTATTCGTGATGTCACTAAGAGGGATGAGATGTATGTACTTACTAACTCTGGTAACTCCTACGATATCTTTAGTAAGAATGAGTTGCGGAAGAGTTCAACCATGCTGATAGAAGAAGCTACTGATAGGGATGAGTTCCTCCAGTGGTACAACTGTCATATTCTGTGAGGATAAATGAAGATTAAGATACTTGATGAGGCAGGGTTTGATTGTGCTATGAGGGGACTTGCATTGTCTTATAATGCGAACCCTGATAATATGTATGGGGTGGCTCTTAAGTTAGCTAAGCTCGGAGGTGGCGGCCACGATAAGTTTCTCGAAAGTATGGTAGTGTGGATGAGTGTAACAGCACCTTTAGATTTCCATATACAATTTGACACATACAGGGTAGGGGTCACGAAGCAGAGTGAGTCAACGATGCACACTATAAAGAAGCGACCACTGCTTCAGGAAGATTTCGAGGAGGGTATACCCAGTTCATATCTCAACTATCTTAATAGTTGTATTGATGGTAATGCACCGACATCTTTCATAAAGAAAATGCTTCCATGTGGATTCATTCAGGAGCGAATAGTATGTACTAACTATAAGACCTTGAAGAATATTATTAATCAGAGGAGTAATCACAAACTTCCAGAGTGGAGTACATTTTGTGAAGCTATGAAGGGGTTAAAATATTATGAGTTTCTCTACAGTGTCCGGTAAGTGTGTAGTGTGTGAGAATGAGTTGACAATGTTATCAGACTATGGTCATGGAGAATACGAATGTGGTGGTAGGATGGATAGTATCGTAGCTCTTACCACTCATGGTGCTGTAGCTACCTGTCCTAGGTGCTCAGTGCATAATGTATTCAAGACTGATTTCTTAGGAAGTCTTTACTTGGAGGAATATCATGTTTAAGAAACTACTTGATAGTAAGGTGTATTACTTTATCGCACTTGCTGTAGCTGCTGCATTAGCTTGGTGCTTAGGTTGGGTATTAGCAGGAGTATTGAATGGTTAAGGTAATGAAGTTGCAGAAAGACTCTATCGTTCCTACTAAAGGTTCTATGTGGGCTGGTGCTTACGATCTTTATAGCACCGAGGATATCCTAATCCTTCCAGGAATGAGCGAGGTTATAGGTACAGGCGTTGCATTTGAGATAGACAAGGGGTGGTTAGGGCTTCTTACCCACCGCTCCTCTATGGCCTTTAGGCTTGAGTGTGTAGCATCTCTCGGAGTTGTGGATAGCGACTATACGGGGGAGGTTAAGGTGAAGATGTTCAATCATGGGACCGATGGAGCTCATCTTAAGAAGGGTGATAGGTTCGCACAGATCACATTTGTTCCTCACTATGCTGGAGATTTAGAGGTGGTGACTACCCTATCAGAAACTATAAGGGGTGCTGGAGGTATGGGCAGTACTGGTAGGTGAGAGTATATTGTACCGCATTTGATTGCCTCATAAGAACCTGCTCACGTCATAAATGCCACCTCTCTAGGAGAGCCCACATCTTTGATTGGGATGACTTCTCTAGGGAGTGTGGTATGTATAAGAGTAGGAACTGTTGGAGAACTATCTATACACCACCTGAAAGGGAAGACGATTATGAAGATGAAGATGAAGCCTTATAATGGTGGTAGTCTAAAAGGTACTTGGTTGATAACAAAGAAGCTGGATGGAGTCAACGTGACTATAGATTCCTCTACCAGATCAGCTATGAGTAGGAATGATAAGCCTCTATATAACTTTGAAGATATCTTCGATAGGTTTCCTACACTTAAAGGAACCTTCGAGGTCTTCGATATTAATTGGGAGACCTCAATCTCTTTGGTTAAGAAGAGAGGAGCTTACACTGTGAATGGTTCACATCTATATTCTATAGGTCATGCAGATGTTATAGATAATCGCATGATCCTATCACTAGTAGATGAACCTAGTGAAACTCTCATCATGCAGTGCCTTAAGGATGCATTGCTCCGAGGTGAAGAGGGTCTTGTACTTTACCAAGGATCTACTATGTATAAAGTAAAGCCTGTATACACTATTGATGTAAGGATTACTGGCAGGATAGAGGGTGATGGTAAGTATACAGGAAAACTAGGATCCTTTATCACCAATTATGGTGATGTGGGTTCGGGGTTATCTGATTTTCAGAGAGATGCATATTGGGATAGCGATCTTATGGGGTGTATTATTGAGGTAGAGATGATGGGATGGACCCCCGGTATGAAGATGAGGCATCCACGCTTTAAAAGATTAAGACTTGATAAGAATACGGAGAACCTTGAGATATGAAGAAGAAGACTGTAGTTCGTAAGCTTACTGCTGTAGCTACATCTATCACTGCTGAGATTAGTAACCTTGAAGATCTCTATGAAGAGGTTAATGATATGATTGAATTGATTGATAGTGAAGATGATGAAGATATGGAGGACCATTATTAATGCCAACCTATACATACAGTTGTCTAGATTGTAAACATAAGTGGGAAGAACTCCTTCCAGTAGCACAAAGAGATAACCCAATAGAGATGCCATGCCCTGAGTGTGAAGGATTTAATATTACCCGGGGTGTAGGGTGTGCTGGATTCGTCCTTAAAGGGTTCTGTTGGAGTAAGGATAACTACTCTAGGACTATAGGTGATGACCCTAGAGGTGTTGAAGATACTAACTGGGATTTGAATAATGCCTAGTGTTAATTCATATGGGGAGTATTTAGTAGCTGCAAGGAGAGCTGTAGAGTCTTCCACAGCATCTAGGTCTACATCACCTTCTAGGTATGAGATGTGGTATCAGGAATATACTAGGAATCGTGAGGATACGTATAGGAGGCAGGTAGATAGAGCAACCTCAGGTCCTGAAGCGTATGTTGTATCTAGTCCTAGTGATGCACAGATTAGTCCCGGCATAGTGTGTGAGTACTCAGAGCGTAGACCAGAACCTGCTCCTAGTATATCTTCAGAGGATCTAGATATCCTTAATCAGCTCTGTGAATCAGAACCAACCCCCGTAGGGTGGAGTGTAAGACCACAACTGAGGAGATCTGCTAGCGAAGTCTATCACTCTAAAGGTGTTAGTCCGTTTAAACTATTAGCCATTAAGGAGTCCGAGATCAATGGAGGTAAATCCTGTGTTTGATTATAAAGAGTGGATGAATCAGATGAAAGGTACTGCTGTCAGGCCGATGAGTTCCAATCCTATTGTCTATCATTGGGATGTAGATTTCCTTAAAGAGCTGAGTGTTGAAGAAGATCCTACAGGTGCCAAAGATAAGAAGTATGATCAGGGCAAGGCGATGGTAGGCCTTATGAAGTCTGACTTCTCTAAGGCTTTAGAGTTGGTAGCTGGAGTGACTACTTATGGGGTGGAGAAATACAAACAACCCGGGTCTTGGAGATTTGTGGATAACGCTCTTGATAGATACGAGGATGCCCTTGGTAGGCATGATCTGGCACTTCATAGTGGTGAGGAGAAAGACCCTGAGTCAGGACTATTGCATGCAGCTCATAGGGCTTGGAATGCCCTAGCTACTTTAGAGTTGATTATCACTAAGCTCAATAAGCAGAAGAGTCTTTCGGGAAAAGACTAGTGGAAGTATCATGGCCAGGAGCAGAGATATACATAGCAGTGTTCGTGCTAATATGGTGGTTCTTTATTGAGAGGTAAGATGGTTTGAATGGAAAATATGATATACAGACTAGTTGTGGTAGTATAGTTCACGACTGGACTATACTTAGTACGGAGAAGATTGTTGAACCTACAGGATATCAAATGTGGGAGGTAGAATGTAAGTGCGGATTTAAAAGATTTATACAGCCCTCTACGTTGTTTGGAAAGAACTCTCCTAGGTCTTGTAGGAAGTGTAATGGAGAATCTAAAAGGGGAAGTAGCAGCCCTCATTGGAAAGGTGTTAATGTGGTTCCTCACTCAGTGCTTGCCAAAATACGCAATACATTGAATAGAGGTAGGGTATTAGAGTGTTCTATTTCTATAGAAGATTTAGAGGAGCAGTGGGTGAAGCAAGATGGTAAATGCGCCCTAAGTGGTGTTGAGTTGTGCTTCTCGGAGGTGCAATACTCTGATGTGACAAAACCCAGAGGAAGTGCTTCGGTAGATAGGATAGATTCTAATGTCGGGTATGTTAAATCTAATATACAATTTGTAGATAAGCGTATAAATATAATGAAACAAGATATGAGTCAAGAAGATTTTATAGATATGTGTAGGAAAATCTCGGAGCATATAAATGAATGACTATATGCGCTACATTCATATTAGTAAGTATGCCCGCTTTAGGGATAAGCTGAAGCGTAGAGAGACTTGGGATGAAACAGTAGATAGGTATGTAGGGTTCTTCATAGATACAGGTATGATTGATGATACAGATGGTATGCTTATAGGTGATGCCATCTACAATATGGAAGTCATGCCAAGTATGAGAGCCATGATGACTGCTGGTCGTGCCTTGAAGAGGGACAACCTTGCAGGGTATAACTGTGCCGGCATCGCTATAGATCATCCTCGTGCCTTCGATGAGATCTTCTACATCCTAATGAATGGTAGTGGTGTAGGGTTCTCAGTAGAGAGACAGTTCATTACTAAGATGCCTGTAGTCTCTGAGGATATGCATGCTACAGATACAACCATTGTAGTTCAAGACAGTAAGGAAGGCTGGAGCAAGGCGCTAAAGGAACTAATAGCCCTGCTGTACAATGGAGATGTACCTAAGTGGGATCTTAGTTTAGTGAGACCTGCAGGTGCTAGACTTAAAACCTTTGGAGGCAGAAGTAGTGGACCGGAGCCGCTTGATCTATTGTTTAGGAAAGTTGTTGCGCTGTTCAATAGGGCTGTTGGTAGGAAGCTTAATAGTCTCGAGTGTCATGATCTCATCTGTCAGATTGCTGACACGGTTATCGTGGGAGGAGTTAGGAGATCTGCATGCATCTCTATTTCTAATCTTACTGATGATAGGATGCGACGTTGTAAGACGGGAGAGTTCTACCTGACAGATCCTCAGAGGTTCTTAGCTAACAACTCAGTAATGTACACTGAGAGACCTGACCTTGATTCCTTCTTGGGTGAGTTCAGGAGTATGTATAAGAGTAAGGCTGGTGAGAGGGGGATGATTAATCAGGAAGCTCTAAGGCAGAAGGCTATAGAGTGTGGTAGAGATCCTGAGATGCACTACATCTTGAATCCTTGCGGCGAAGCAATTCTCCGTAGCTCTGGTGGGTTATGTAATCTCACTGAGGTAGTGGTAAGACCCGATGATACTCTTGAAACCTTGAAGGAGAAGGTGAGGGTTGCAACTATCATAGGAACCTTACAGTCCACACTCACAGATTTTAGATACATACGTAAGGTTTGGAAGAAGAATGCAGAGGATGAAAGACTATTAGGTGTGAGCCTTACAGGTGTAATGGATCACCCTGTAATGAGTGGAAGAGGTCATTTCATGGCCGGCCATTCCTGGCAAACACTTAAAGATGTGTTAGTTATATTAAAGGAGGAAGCAAGATCTACTAATGGATTGTGGGCTGAAAGACTTGGCATTAGTCCTTCTGTGCAACTTACTCTTGTTAAGCCTAGTGGTACTGTATCTCAACTGGTCGACTCCAGTTCGGGGATGCACCCAAGGTACAGCAAGTTCTTTATCCGCAAAGTTACGCAAGATAATAAAGACCCTCTCACTAAGATGCTCAAAGACCAAGGAGTTCCTCATCAAATAAAAGGTGATAAGACTTACTTCTCCTTCCCCATCAGAGCACCTGAAGGTTCTATTACTCAGGGTGATATGGGACCTATAGAACAGCTAGAACTCTGGAAGACCTATAGGGATCATTGGTGCGATGGTAACCCTAGTCAGACTATCTACTATACTGATAAGGATTTCCCAGAGGTACAAGCTTGGGTCTGGAAGAACTGGGATTGTATTGGAGGATTATCATTCTTCCCAGTAGACAGCTCAGTCTATGAGATCAATCCATATAATCCATGTACACAAGAGGAGTATGAGCTAGTAGCATCTACATTTCCTACGATTGATTGGGAAAGATTGAAGGACTATGAGGTGGAGGATAATACTACATCCTCACAAGAGTATGCATGTGCTGGAGGACAGTGTGAACTGTAAGAATTAATACACTACAAACAACAAAGGCCCTATAGGAATCAAACCTATAGGGCCTTTTTGCGTTTAGATTAATAAATATTAATATCCCCAGAACTCAATCAAGAACTTACCAGCTGAGTAGGTACCTGCAGTAGCTGCGCCTGAAGTCAGATACAGATAAGCATTAGCAGCAGGGACAGCAGCCATAGTCTTCTCCAGACCAAGAGTCCAGTTACCACCAGCAGTTACAAGAGCAGTCTCTGTAAGATCAGTGACAAGACCATCATATGCACCAGTACCTTCAGTAGCAGTATAGAGGTCGATATCAACAGCACCCCCTACAGGAACCTCAAGGCAAGTGACCTTACCCATAAGGACCGTACCATTCAGAGCTGCTGTGATCTGTCCGATATGAGATACGCCAGAGAGACCGATGATATCCAGATCTGTAGCTACAGACTTAGCATCCGTAAGATCGATCATGATCTCAGTCTTCTTCACAGCACCTGTGAGACGTACACCAACCTTATGAATAGTGTTGACACCCTTGAAGCCAGCACCAGGAGTCATCTGCTGGAGTGTAGGATCACAGTTCTGGTTTATATACTCAAGGGTAGTAGACAGCAGAGTATCATCAGCATCTTTAAGTTGGAAGTACTTAATGACACTATTAACTGGAGCTGTCCAATCAGAGTTAGCATCAAGAACTACAGCCTTACTAGCAGCTCCCGTTCCGAGGGAAGCAATATCCAAATAGTTAAGTTCAGCTGCAGTAGCAGTAACACCATCAAGGATGTTTAGCTCAGCAGCACTTGCGGTTACTCCCACAATACCAAGATTACTATACAGCTCAGTGAAGTTCGAATTAAGATCATCCCTCTCATCGCTGTTGATAGATACACCACGTATTTCTTTCCTTGCCATTCGTTAGCTCCTATAGATTATTTAGTTCCTACTGTTCTAGATCCAAAAGAATCTAGCTGATAGTGAATATCAAACTCCTTCACCAGCACATCACCTGTTACGACATTATCCTCTCTGTAAAGTTTTATATCTAGCATAGAAGATAGCTTTACACCAGTAGGTGCTACTACCTCTGGGAATTCTGCTACCTGAAGTATACTACCACTAGTGTACGTATATCTAAGTGTTGTAGTTGCTATAGTAGTAAAGCTCCCAACAGTTCCACTATTGTTTATCCACCTATAACTAATCTTAAACACCGGTACTGTAGCTGCACTCTGGATAAAGTGTATATGAGGACGAAGAGATGTGCCAAGCTTGTAGTTATGTGGAAGTTGGACTACCATATACACAACTTCACCTGTGTTATTCTGTGGGAAGAGTAATCCTATGTCAGTAAAGTCAAAATCTGGTTTTAGGTTAGCTCCTAGTTTAGTCTGAGTAGCTGGAAATCTAAGATCTTCCCACATAGATGCATCTCCTAGCATCTGTATGCTCCCATCCTCCTCTATTCTAAAGTAACTATTCCCTGATACGTTCCCTACATTTAATTGAGATGCAATATTATATGATCCCATCACCCGCCCTTGAATAAGTTAGAGAGTTCTTTAGCCCTAGTAGGGACCTGTCTAGCCCATAAGCTGTTTAGCATTTGATTAGATGCTTCCTCGTACCTCTTCTCTCCAACAAGCCTTAAGGTTGTATGAAACTTTAAGAGCCCATCAACACCTAGATTATAGGCCATATTGATTAAGACTTCTTTCCTTATTGGTGATAGATCATTCCAGAAGTGTAAGGATTTACTTAACCTTTCCTCAATCTTCTTCACCCTCATATCTAGTAAGTATGCAGCTTCCTCTTCGGTGATACCAGCCTCTAGGTTCAGACCATACCCTATAGTCCACACTCCGACAGAGTCTTTATACATCTTACTTCTGAACCCTTCATGTCTCTTCAACATCTCATACATAGTATCACCTTCAGGGATTCATTTCAATCGCAGCACAGCAGCCTCTAAGGCAGCATTAACGAACCTTTTAGATAAGGTAATACCTGCAGCCGTAAGAGTAGCAACGATCATTTTAAAGGCAGCCTCGCGCTTTGTAGCCCCATCCTTATCAGCCAGTGTGACAGCTACAGTACTCACAGCATCTGCAGCTGCTTTAGATAGTACAGCACCTGCATCAGTCATGAGGATCTTAATCAAAGGAAGAAGGAACTCCCAGACAGACGAGAACAAAAACTTAAGCTTATCCATTATTCAACTCCTGCATCTTTATGGGTGGCTACAGAGATGACACCATTAATAGTCCATGCCACACCAGCTAGTCCACCACTGAATACTATAATTTGCTCATCAGTAATAGGAATCTCTACACCTAATAGACGAGCTGCACCTACACCAAATGCTACGATAGCTACAAAGACAGAGCTTAGAGCCTGGACATTACTCCAAGTCTTAGAGTCCTTCAGCTCCTTACCCTTCTTAATAGCTTTGAACAAGTCAACCACAACCATCATCTACCTCCGACATACCACATATAGGACAGTGAGGTTCTCTATACTTCCTATTACAATAGCTACAAGTTTTCATGAGGACACTCTATGTACTCTCCAGTTATAGATTGTAAGTAATCCTCACAGGTCATAGTCCTAGAGCAAGATGCTAGTAGAAGTATAAGGACTATGAGGACTAGTTGTTTCATTACAGAGCAGGAGGAGCAGGGTTAATAGGTTCGAATGATGTAACTCCACCATCACTGATTCCGCTAGTACCTGGAGGTGCCTGAAGGGAGAACTCCCTGTCATTGTTATCTTCAGTGATGGTAGTGCTCTTGGTAGTATTGAATCCGCTGATGACAGCATCTCTACCAAACTTCACATTCCTAAAGGTGACTCCACCACTACCAGCTGAGTTACCAGAACCATCCCACTGCACCCAGAGCTGCGCGAAAGGGAGTGCAGCCTTAGCATAGTCGAGGACCGTGTCTGGCTTAGCTAGAGGCACCTGTCCAGCATTACCGAAGTAAGCTGCTGAGAGACCTACCTGACATGCAGGATCACCCTTACAGGCAGCCATACCCTCAGCATAAGCCTTCCTGTTCATCGTATTCATATCCTTTACAGCATCATTATACTCTTTAGTTCCGCACCCTACCAGCAACACTACAGCTGCTATAAGGATAAAGATAGTTTTCTTATTCATATATTCCTCTTAGAAGTAGAAGGTTACTGTGTTGCTGTTATTGCCATAAGGTGCATGTAGGTACACTCCACCATGAGCTGTACCTGTGTCACTGTCACCTGTTCCATTAGGCCCGATACCGGGCTTGAATACAAACCCATCACCCTCTCTATAGTTGTGAGATGTGTCATTCACCATAACTGTATGGCCATTACTAAAGACTACCTTAATCCTCTTACCGAACTGAGGGCCTTTCTTATTAATCCTCCATGCTTTCCTACCACCATTCCTTTCACCGTAACTAGTAAACGTCTCAGACCTATTAGAACTAGGAGGAGTTACTGTTGGGGTTGTAGGAACATCAGTGGGTGGAGCATTCTTAAGCCTATCAAGCTCCTTGTTATAGATGCTATTAGGATCGTTCTCTTCAATCATTGTTGGCTCATCTCCACCACCGTCACAACCTGTGGTGAATACTCCCAACATCAATACCACCAGTAGTACATTAAGCCATTTCAAGACTACACCTCATTATGTTTGGAACTTCGTTTCCATCTTCATCTATCGTAGGGCTCCAGAGTTCTGGGAAGTCTCTAAGAACGTCAGCTAACTTGAACCCTAAGAACTCAGGCACAAGTATAGCTGCCCTCTTGTCGATTATCTCAGGGCCTGTAAGCCCTTCAGCAATATCTAACTCTACCAAGTATCTAGGTACTGGTTTTAATCCTTCAAGGTATAGGACACTCCCGAACAACAGGGATTGAAACAGAGTCATAGTTGCTAGATCATCTGCAGTAGACAAATCCACATCGAAGGATTCTGAATGAACTGGATTATCTGGTACACCTGACAGATCCTTTAGTAAGATGAAGAAGGACACACCACTTCCCATATACCAATAGTTCTCCCACCTAGCACCGAATAGTTTATTAGGTGCTGTAGGGTCTACAAGGTAGTAGACTCCAAATGATGGTCCTCTATTTACTATCATATATTGTACCTCACAGTCTTGTTATTGCAACCCCATCGTTCCAGCACCAGAGAGTGGCATGCTACCTGCGCCATTCAGTCCCATTCCTACACCAGGAACCCAGCCTTGTTCCTCCAATCCAAACCCAATCCGGATGTAGTCATTGACCGCATCAGCTGTGTATTCGGTTTGCCAGTTCTGGCGCGATTGAGCGAGCGTTGCAGCCATAAACTCTGGAGTTGAGGCTGTACCTCCAAGTGTGACGTTGTAGGTCTTGACCGTCCGGGTTGCATCCGTGTACGCAACTTCCGTTGTCGAGTGCCCAGTCTCCCCGCTAGCCGTTACCCATCCCGCGACAGTTCCTCCGGGTTCGAACCAGTCCCCGGCAGCGGCTGAGGTAAAGTATCTGTTGCCGGAAAAGCTGAAGCCCGCCATTGAGGTGCTGTAAACCCCGATGAGGTCGGTTGATCCTGCTGGCATCTGGATATCGTTATCATAGATGCTGTTCCCGGTAACTGAGGTGAGGCCGTAAATATAAATCCCTCGCCCTGACCCAGACCCCTTGATGTTATACATCACGTTGTCGTGGATGCTGACGTTCTCCGAATAGTTTAACCCCTCTCCATCACCTAAAAGAGTTATGCCGTAAGTGGATGCCGTTACGCCAACGGGGTCGATGAATATGTTGTGATGCACCTCAGTGTTCAACATATTGATGAGCTTGAGTTTTGTCCCCTCCCCGGTATTTGCCGAGCCTTCTGCGAATACATTGTTTCTTATTACTGTTCCCGACTGGATTGATCCCGAGCTTCCGCCAAACCCTCCGACATTTACAGGAGCTTGAACGAAGAGGTTGTTGTCGAACAGTCCTCCAGACCTTCCGTCAACCCCCCCACGGTCGGAGTAATAGAGGATGTTTCCTCTCATGACTACATTGGTGAGGTCGTGGTGCGTGTCACCATTCGGGCCGTCTGGTGATAGGTAAAAATGCCTACCCTCAACAGCAGGGGCAAGGGCGTCGGGGTCGTGCGGCTTATAAAATATGCTCTCTTCAAACAGGACGTTATCGGCAATTGCCGCGTACCACATTCCATCATGGGCGGACATCTCAGAAAAGGTTGATCTCCTGATGGCAAGGTTGTTGACGAAAATGCCCATGTTTACGGTGTCACCCTGGATGACGTTCTTCCAATGCTTCTCGACAAAAAGATCCTCAAAAAGGATATCATTCGAGTCGAGCAGGACACTTATGCCAGGGGTACTGGACTCCCACGTTGGACAGTAAAACCACACTGAGGAAAATATCAGATTGTCTCCTCCGTAGATCTTCAGCGCCTCGTTGCCCGCTTCGTCAGATGTTATCTTTGCCCTCTCACCTGTCCCGTAACTGGATACTATCATCCTGGCAGATGTCGAGGCCCCGGATTTTGTCCAGTTGCCAACCCCGCCAGTAGAAAACCGTGTCACCCAGTTGTTCCCCCTCTTGAGCAAAAGGATATCTGCATACCCGTCTCTCAGTTGAGCGTATCCAGCGGCTACCGTGGCGTAAGGATGGATGGTTCCGGTTGACTGAAAAGACCCGTAGACATCGAACAAGACGTTGGCGATTGTGTCTGGTGTCCCGGTCCCATCATTGCCGTCTGTTGAGGAAACAAAGATGACGCGAGAGGTTGCGTAAGCGCCTTCCCCGGTAATTGTGGCAAAGTCAATCCACCCTGAAGCTGTGATCGGCAGGCCGGTGATATCATGAACTGCCCCGAAAGACAGACCCGGACAGCTGAGAAGCGACAGTAAGAGTAGCAATCTAATAATCATGGCGTCAGCCCTAGGGCTACCAGAAAGTGAGCGTTTTGGTCGGTTACGTTTAGTGCTTTTTCGTAATCGCCAGCCGAAGAAACATTCTGCCTCCAAGCACCAGCACGACTACTGGCGGGAGTGACTATCACTACCTCTGCCATACCAGCGGGAGGAGTGTTGATAGTGGCTGGATCATCAGACCCCCACAAGAAGAGCAACATTCCTGGGCTTGTCGCAGTGACTGTAAGCGGAACTAGCGTTCCAGCGGCAGCGAAGTCATCTATCGACCACGTTCCAGATGTTTTGCTCAATCTCACCACAACCCCTGACCACTCGGTAGATAAACCTAAGGTAGCGGACGGAACCGCATCACCGGTCTGAAATACTCGGTAATATACCCCCGCGTCGGCGGACGCATAATTATCAACATAGGCAATCTGTGTCCACCCTGCAAGTGGCGTGATGCCGTTTCCTGCGTCCTCGTTGACCACCATAACCAGAAGGTCACCGTCTGTGGTTCCTATAGGAGTGGTGAAGGTTACAGCAGCTCCCGTCCCGCTGTTGCTGGAATAGGTTTCGTAGGTGATAGATGGATCAGGTGTTCCACTAGCCGTCCCCTGTGAACTCGCCCCAATAAACCCAGGAGGAAATGCCCACGAAGCCGAGGCCCACAAGCATAGTATTAAAATCAGTATGGTTTTCTTCATTAGTCAGCTACTCCTCCATCAGCACAGGCAGCGGTCTCAGAATACACCGACCACGTATCGTCGGCGGTACACATCAACGTAACCTTTGTTCCCGCAGTCGCTGCCATATCAAGCTCGTAATCTGCAGTCAGGGTTGTACCAGCGAAGAGGTTGAAATGATCCCCGGATGCCGGTACAACCTCGATTTTCTCCGCGTCTCGCGCCCAGAGCATGACGAAGTCACCGACGTTGGCAGCCTCGCAGTCCCACATGGTAGCCTCGCCAGCGACAGTAAGCTGGACGACAGCCGAGTTGTTGCTGTCAGCGGTCAGAGCCGTATCTGTGGCGTAGGAGTTGAAGACCATTCGGCCCTGCAGGGTGCCGGTTGCTTCTATGCTGCCTATGCCCTCAAGTGTGCTGGTCCATGCATAGGTTCCTGATCCGGTAGCCTGCATCAGTTGATTGTCGGCTGTGGGGAGAGAGGCGAGTCCTGAAACCGCTAGGTCATCTACCCTCTGAGCTACAAGTTGTAAGGTATTATCAGTAGCAGCAAGATTTCCATCAAACCCTGTAGCAATTACTGAAACATCAGAAGCTCCCATATACCCTATAGTCCACACAGTAGCCCAGCTAGTTCCAACTCCAGGTTCAGTAGTAGCACCAGAGGTATGACTACTAGTGCAGATATACATCTTACCACCATGAATAACAGAGGTTACATTAGCTACGTAAGGTAGCGCTGTAATCCACTTCTTAGTTACTTGTGCATTGCTGGCTGCTAGATTCCCTCCAGTTGCATGAATACTAACAAACGACGGATTGCTAGTAGTCTTGACATTCTGATCCACCCAACCATAGATCTCAGTAAAGTTTGAATTAAGCTTAACCTTCTCATCTCCCCACAACACCCCAGACCCTCCTAAGATAGTCTGTTGTGCTGCTATTGAGAGTGTTGGGAGTAAAAGTATCAATAGAACTGTCAGTAGTTTCTTCATCCGAGTAACTCCAAGTTGTCTAGCATTTCAAGGTTGTCTTCAAAAACTGTATTATCTATAGCTTCTTCCAAAACACTCAGTATCTCCGCATCACTCGCAGACTTGTTCCACAGTTGGGTCTGCAAGAAGCCTATAGGCACTGTGAGATTGTACCCGAATCGCAGGTGTGTCAAAGGGTTCATGCTGCCATCGTAAGCTGTCCAACTGCCCCAGACTATATTTGCATCTATGGGTGTCGTTGCTGAGGTGTAGCGGCGATAGCCTACTCTGTATTGAGTTTTTGCTACATTAGTCTGGACTACTCGGAGGTGGATCTCTCCACGACTCCAAGCGATCGATCCACCAACACCAGTCGCTGTAGTTCCGTCATAAGTTCGTGATGTATAATCAGCAAAATTTCGACAATAGAGAAGGTCTGGATTGGCATTTCTAACGGATAGTACCACTTCATCGTTTGTGGCACTCATTTCCGCACTCCTCACACCCATCCAGCACAATGCCGCAGCAGTAAACGCACCCCCGCACAGGGCAGCGGTCATAGCTGCATTCAGCGGTATCGCCAGTCCGTTGCCGCCGCTGGTGGCTGCTGTGGAGGTTACTGAGGTGGTTGCGCCTGCGCCTGATGCTGCGTAGGGCATTTGGTAGGGGGAGGCTACGAGTTGGGGTTTGGAGATGGTTACTGTTCCCGTTCTGGTGTTGTTTACTCCTGCGCCAATCCGCACAGATGGGTTACCTGCTGTATCTGTGGTGACGAGGATTGCAGATAGCGTGTACTGTCCTGCTGCCGGGATATGGGAAATAATCACCTCTACACCATCCTTGTATAGCTTCAGCGTGCTGTTAGCCGGTAGCCCTGTCATGTAGATTATATCAGACATGACCAACACGCCGTCGCAATTTGCAACTATATCAAATCTATATGTCGAGTTTATCGCAGCAGTGAATATCTGACTGTGGATGATTCTGCCATCCACTATTGTGTAAGTAATAGCCTTTCCTACAGTCAAATCGGCCACTGTGATAGATGCCGTTCCGCTGCTAGTCCCAAGTATCCAGTTGGTAGGCAATATCCCCGGCGTCCCACTCACAGCCCCCTCAAACTTGGAGTTCTGTAACATCTGGGCATAGGCAGGAGTAACCATCACCCCTTTCCCAGGATGATTGACAGGCCACGCGGCCATGTTGCCGTCAGCGTCGGGCTGGTTACCGACTACTGAGTAGACTATTTGAGGACCTACTATAGATTTAGGAGGTGTAGAAGCATTCCATAAGCTTAGTAGGTTAGAGGAGTAAGTACTCATAGCAACCTTATTGCTGCTAAATGGACTATACAAGTTTGGAAAGATCTTAGGAAATATCTTATTAGTAATCTTACTCATCCCGCCCTCTAGCAATCTTTACGTACACACCAGCGTTATTAGCTACACCAACAAACTTAAAGTACACACCATGAGAGCATAAGTAGATAGTCTTAAAGGTATTCTCACTAAAGGAACCTTCAGGAAAGTCAGTCCATGCAGGTATTGGTAGGGCTGCTGTAGGGTGAAGGAGATACTGTAACTTAACAGCACCTGAAGTAAGCCCTGAGATGATCACATCACAATATCCTGTTACATGAAACTTATCAGAAGACTCATTAGCTCCTAAAACTACATCAATATAATCCATTTTATTTCCTTATCTAAGGTAGAGTGAGACAACAAGAGATACGAGAATAGGAATAATGAAAGTTGCAAGAACTAAACTACCTAAAGCTTTATTCATAAAGTCTCTATGGTTAGAGATCTCTAGATCTTGTGCTGCCTCTTTCTCTTCTTGTTTTTCCATTATATTATCTATACGACTATTCATCCTTTGTAGTTCATTTAGGTTTTCTGTTAGTTTAATGATTGAGTTTTCCAAGACTTGTTGACTCCTCATCAGCTCGAGGTTCATGGTCTTTATTTCTTTTACTGTCTCAACCATGAACAAGTGTGCTTCACAATTCTTTACACAATCAGACATTAGTTAATCCTTTCGTAAGTTACAATAATTATCTCCGTATAGAGACTACTAGCCCTACAGGGGCTAAAGCTCTATAGGTGCTAATAGGTTCTTATATATGTATTATATAAGATGAAATAAATGAACTATAAGTTCTATAGTACTATAGGCACTAAGAGGTGCTGTAAGGTTCTTACTTATCTCCTAGTACCTATAGGTCTATATAGTATTATTTCTTCTGATCTCTACTCTTATTCTTCATATTCTTTAAGGTAGAGTAGGTGATAAGAGCCTCCCCAGACTGCTTAGCCCACTTATTGTACTTAAGCATTCTACTTCTTACATCACCAATAGAAGCACCTCCCTTCAGATCCTTAGAGATGCCACTCTTCATATTGGTGAAGTTTACTTTGTTTGCATCTTCAGTAGTCCATGCATATGCTATACCACCCCAAGGTACACTCTTCAGGAACTTAATAGTTGTTTCAGTATCAGGGTCCATATCTATGAGGTTCTTGAGATCTTTATAAGCATCGTCATACAACCTAGTAGGTGGTAAGAGCGTATCAGTAATCATAGTCTTAACCATACTCTTCTTGCTTCCCTGCTCCAACATATAAGTATTCATGAAGAATGCTTTAAGGAGATTGTTGTGAACATTATCATTGAACTCTACGTCTCTGTTCATGATAAAATCTTTCAACTCATCTGCTCCAGCACCTGCAAGGGTCATAAGAATCAGGAGAGATATAGCATCCTTAATGGCTGCTGCTTTCTCACCCTTAGTCTTAGCTGTCTTCATTCCATAGAACAGCTTACGAGCATACACGTTGATCATCTTAATATTATAACTCTTCAAGGCATAGAAGAGTCTATAGTTACCTGCTGTCAGATACCCAATAGGCATCTCAGAGAGAGATACAGGTGCAAACTCAGATAGGGCATTGAATGCAAAGAACCTAGTCCTGTCAGAGTTCTTACCTTCCTTCAATTCCTCATAGGTTTGTTTAGTATCTCCAGCTAAAGTCTTTCCCCACTCTTTCTCAAACTGCTCTAGGGTTTGACCCTTAGCTTTCTTCATAGCTGCATTCATGAAGGTGTTCTTAGCCTTCAGGTCCATATACTTCAAACCTGAATAGTGTAGAACCTTATCCAACACTGCAGCACTTCCTGTACTCTGGAACTCTCTAAGGCTGTGAGACAGATCAAGATCCTGTGTGGTAATTACCTGATCCCCAAACATACTACTCAGAGTATTCTTCAGACCATTTGTATGAACTGATATTACAAACTCTGTAAGCTGTGTAACAGCTGATGTAGGGTTACCAAGAGCTGTCATAAGAGATACGTTCCTTAAAACCTGCCAAGCACCGCTCATGCCCCTTTGAGTAAGACGCGCACGTATGAGTGCGATGATCTCCATCTGTTGATTGGCGGTGTATTTATGGCCCTCCTTGGATAAGAGATCTGCTATACCATCATTCCATGCAGCTTCCTTTCCCTCTGTAGTGTTGTATACATCTAGTTCATTCTCCAAGGCTACTATCTGAGCTACCAAAGATTTCCTCTTTCCAGCAGAAAGTTTATCTGCTTCAAGCTCTTTCATCTTAGCATCTCGCTCAGCTACTAGGTTCTTACGCCTAGTATCACCAAACATGTTACGTGCCTCAATGGCCTCATTGTTTTCATAGATGTGACTAAGAAGACTATCTATAGGGTTCTCATAGAAATGTGCCCACTCTGAGGATACCCTTTCGATACTTCTTTTCTTACTAGATCCTGGCTTCATCAGTGCAAGTGCGGGGTATCTACCAGTGTGCAGTAACTTCTCTATGGCTTTAGCCCTATCAGCTTCATTAAGGCCAGCCTCAGAGAGTTCTGCTTCTATGATACCATAATTGGGATCACTCTCAAGGGCTTGAAGGAGTCCCATACGATCCTTAATAGTTCTAGGAAAGTAGTTCTCAATCTCCTTGTAGTCTCCAAGAGATACCATCTTCTTACGCTTCTGGATATCTTTGAGTACTTCTACTACCTTCTCATACTCAGATACCATATTATTTCTCTTCAGGATCTCATACCTTGTCTCTACATCCTGAGGAAAGTTATTGAGAAGAACCAGACCCAACATTCTCTGATCATCCTTAGAGAGTGCTTTAAACTTCTTAACGAATGGGTCAGCTAGTCTCTGATACTTAACATTGTAATTAATAATCGCCATCTCAAACTTACGTACATAGTTGAGAAGACGGGGATCTATTCTCCTAAGAGCTTCTGTCATACCCATAGCCATTCCTTTAATAGCTTTGGACATGTCATCTGTGAAGAAGTTCTTAAGGGCTCCGAGCTTTGTATCCTTTACATCATTCTCCCTCAGCACCTTAGCTCGTTCTGCAAGGGTCTTCTCAGGAGGTTTAGATCTGGAAGACATAGACACTGAGTGATCTGAAGGTGCTAAGATTCTAGCATCTGCAGGTACATCAAGAGTCTCTAGGGGTGAGATATCTCTTCTCTTAGCTGAGTCCCACTTCATTCTCTTCTGAATAGCTCTAGCCTCAGCTTCACCAGCTATAAGTTTATAAGCAAAGTATTTTAGGTTGTTACCAATAATAGCTGGATTCTTATTCTCAACAGTGTCCAGGAACTCCAACTCTTTTAGAGTGAACTCCAACTCTTTAGCATTTCTCACTCCCCTATCTGTTCCTATAGATAAATTTCTTCCTATCTTCTCTTCAAGAAATCTTCGTATAGGTTCTATGTTATTAAAAATATCTACAGTACCTATATCACCGCCAAGGGCAAACCCCTCTTTCTGCTGAATAAGGTGCTGTATCTCATGCATGATAGTACTGAGAGCTTCTTCACTACTCAGTTTATCACTCACAGCAATAGACTTACTATAAGGTCTGTACTCTCCGAGAAGATTATCCCTACCAAAGTCTTCCTTATAGACCATAATATTCCTAACTTCAGGATAGGCCTCAAAGAGTTTATCATGAATAAGAATATCAAACAGCTTGAACTCACCATCAGTCCCAGCCTCATAGGTCTCTAGGGATTCCCAAGGATTCAACCACTCAGCTTCATGATCGGAGATCTCATATCTCCACTTATCATCTATAGGATCCTTATACCATCCAGTATCCTTTCTGATAGTTTCCATGTTGTCACCTCTCGAGTCCCTGAACTGAGCATCAAGAAGTGTACCCATCTGGATTCCATGAGACCTCTCTCCAACCATTAATCCATCAACCTTGTTAGACACAACAGGTCCATTAGGCAGATTGACCCTAGAGAGTTCAGCCATCAACTGTAAGGCTTCCTTCATAGCATTGTGTTGTATCTTAGCCTTACCAAAGATCTTAAGGAAGATGTCAACAACATGATCGAACAAAGATTTCATAAGACCAACCTTAGGAACCTCTATCTCCATCAAGAGATTCTGGAAGGTCTTATCATTCATTACCTGTGCGAGGAACTCCTTCTCGTTAAGCAGGGCATATAGAATTCCTCCATGCTCTCCGAGATCCTCATTTCCAAACTCCTTCCTAAAGGCTGCTGAAGTGGGCTCTATTGAACGAAGTCTCTTAAGCATACCCTTATCTATGTTTATATCAGAACGCTCAAGGGCGGCCTTTTCTACAAGGTCTATGAGGGTTCTTACTCGTGCCTTCAACTCAGGAGAGATGTCCATCTCCCTACTGGTGATAGCATGCATGACTTCATGCAGGTTCACGTTAGTAGTATTGAGGGCTTTAACTATTACAGTACCCTTGCCAGCATGAGAGAACTGCTCATACTCTGCTGTAGGATCTACAATTACATTGATATTCTTTTTACCAGAGTCAAGTAAAAGCTTGTTAA